AAAACTTACCCCCCCTGCCCCCCTGATGCTTTACCCTGCTAAAGTGTTAAAGTTAGTTTAGTCTAACTAACCATAAAGTATGACTATGAACAAACTATGAACAGATGAAATATAAAAGAACGGCACATGAAAAATATTCACGCACCGTTCATGCACCTTTAACGCACCATTAAATTAGCACGAATCAGGTATATATGTCAAGTGAAGAAATTTCAATGCTTAGTTGAAAGAATTTCATTCACTATTTTTTGAACCCGATAGAACTTAGAACCTAGTTTCATTTTGCGTGTAGCACCATTACCGTACTTACCAGCAATAACGTCAAGTGCTAGTTTATAATCATCGTTCATTGGGTCATACTGAGTTAGGTTATACTTTTCAACTGTTTTGACTAGGGTAGAAACATACTTAGAAGATGTAGCATAACCGTCAGCTTTGATATTTTTAATATATGTCTTATAATCATATACATTTTTGAGGTTAGCATATCTCTTTGTATTGATGAATAACAGATAACCTTTCACACCATCTTCAAGACTGTCATACACTCTGAAATTGTCTTTAATGGTGGTAATTGAACCTCTTGTATATTCTTCTTTGGTAGTCATATTAACACTCTTACCATCCCAGTTTGAACCGCATTTGATACCAAAGTAATTATGATAGTCAGCAGAAAGTGAACTCTTGCCCCAGTTACTTTCTATAATTGCTTGTGCAATGATTGCAGAATAGCAGTAAATGTTATAACGTGGAGCATACTTTCTTAGAGCTTGTGCAATACTGTTGCAGAACTCAGTTTGTTTTGCTGTCAATAAATACACCCTCTTTCAGTAAGTCTATAATATCTTCCTTTTCCTCATTGGTAGCAGAGGTGTTGAGTTGAATCTTATTGACTTCACAATAGCCCTCAATCTCACCAAGAATACCAGACCATACAGAGCCTTTACCAAACTCTGCTGTATCATCATAAGGGATATTACGCACAACTTCAATAACAGGCGTTGCAATCAGGTATTTGTATACGTTAGACAGTTGGTTTACAATGCCGTTATTCTGCTTTTGTACGAAAGGAATTTGTGTAACAATGTTTTGAGTGGAACTATAAATGATTGAACCAGTAAAGTCAGAAGTTACATTCATAGTGACGTTACCACTATAAAGGTCAACTGTGTACTTGATACTGATTGTGTGTCCTATTACGTTCTCAACATCAAGAGTGATTGCAGAGAAGAATGGAACTCTCAGTGTGACAGTTGTGTTGATATAGTCATAAACATTGGTATACTTTTCAGGAACAGTGATTGAACCCATATCAATTTCATAGATATAGTTATTTAGCAAAGTGCTTTCAACTTTACTATCAAGACTGCCCAGAATAATGTTAGACTTATCACCAATTAACTCAGCAGGGATTGCAAGGGGAAGAATGTAGAGCTGTGTAATAGCTGAACCATAGTCAATAATAGTTCCGGCTGATACATCCTTATCAAAACGTGCTTTTGACAGTTGGGTTAGTTCCTTTTCAGTAACTTTATACAGGTTACAGAAACCGCCAATAGTTTCAACAGGGACAGTAGCAACATAGTTATCATTCAGTTCAATATTTCCAAGCTGAGAAACAGAGGAATAAGGAATGGTCAGTGTTGTTCTATCATCGGACTTAACCATTGTGTTCTCAATGTTATAGTCAAGATAGGTATACTGATTCTTAAACTCATAGCCAGTATCAGCAGTAATTACAATATCCTTATTCTCTACAATTACTTCATTGTTGGTGTAGTTACAGGTACAATTTTTAAGTGTGCCAGTAATTAAAACCTTTGGAATAACACGGGGAAATTGGGTAATGTCAAACGTGATTCCAGCATACGCACTTTTATAAGTGGTAGTTGCTTCTGTGTGTTCCTCATTCTGAACTGTTGTAACACCTGTGGATTGGCTAACTTTGTAACTGCCAAACATCCAGCCTTCATCACAAGTGAATTTGAATGTATAATCTTTGCCCTCAGTTAAGGTAGTAGGGTTATTAGGGTCTCCCTTAATGTGTTCATCAAGATTATAAGTTGCTTTATAGGTTTTAGGCTCATATTTGCCTGTACCAGTTACAACTAAATCTTTTAGGGCTGTTGCAGTTAATGTTGCTGTTTTTCTGCCGGGATTGATAGTTACAGAGCCATAGTTACCAGATAAGGTATCAATAGTATAGCCATCATCGGCGGCAAATTCCATACTAATAAGTGAACCGTATTCATAAGAATCATAACCCTTAGTGCGTTTAATATTGGTCAGGTTAAGAGTTACACTTATATACTGTGTAGCAGAAACATTGACAGTGATATTTTCTGTTGCTGTGCCTGTAATAGTAACACTTAGTTTATTTTGAGCAATATTTACTGTACCAATATTGCAAGTTGCCTTGTCAATCTTATAACCACTATTAGCAGTATACTTTAGGGTAAATTCTGTATTTTCCTCAACCTCAGTAGGGTTAGTAGGGTCAGCAGTAACACCATCTAATTTTGCTGTAACGGTATACTTAACAACAGCGGGCGGTTCATCCTGTACTTTAGCAACTAGAATACAGCTACCAGTTCTGCACTTAAAGTTAGGGGATTGCAAGCACTTACCAGCGGCAGGAATATTCCAAGTGTCAAGAACATTTTTTGGAGTAGACAGATAAGTTAAGATTCTAATATTGCCGCCACTAGGTACAACATACAACCCATCTGTGTGTTGTGAACTAATATCTGTATATTCATATAGTTCAGAAGTTGCTAGGTTAGTAGTATCTTTTACAGCGTAAAACTTTAGTTTGTTTTCCTTGAGTAAATTATTTAACTCAGCACCGTATAAGTCCCAGCCAATGCCCTCTACGGCTTTAGATGTGTCTACATAGGCATATTTGTTTGCTGGCTCATACCATCTTGTAGCAACTACACCGTTTGAAAATACTTTTTCACCATCATCTATATATTTTGTTACTGCACCACTACCAGAAGCGGAGCGGAGACAAGACGCACTTTGGACAAGTTCGGCAATATTCTTGTCAACATATACCTGATATGCGTATGCTTCACTAGCCATATATTAGACACCTCCAACAGTTACTAGAACCCTGTTCTTAATGTCCAAGTCAAGAGTAACAGAGGAATTGTATTTATCAATCTCTTTCTTAACTTCACTTTCATAATCAGAGTTATAGTAAGGATTTGAATTAACTTTTCTAGTAACTTCACAAGTGCTGTTTAGAATATCATCTTTCCAGCTTTCCAGAACGTCACACTTTAGGGTAATTTCAACCAGCCCATTCGGATTGTATTGAATATCTACGATGAAATAGAATCTATTCCATTCGGGGATTTTAGCATAATTAAAGTTAATCGGGGTCTTAACTTGCAAAAGAATTGCAGGGGTTAAGATGTTTGTTCTTCCCTTTAATTTGCACTCAAAAGGCGTTTCATTTGTCAAAACCTTTCCAATAGTGTTATTAGGGGAAGATGTAGAATATAAAATTACTTTCATCTTTTCACCTCTATATAAAAATAAGGGGATAGGGATTAACCCCATCCCCTTTATTTAGGAAGGAAACATTACAACTATGTCTACAATGTCTATAATTGAAACTTTAAGCCACGAAGAAAACTACAAAGTTTTCGTTCAGGTCATTAAAGTAACTTGCATCGTACTTATAGAAGTTGTTGAAGAACTCAGCCTTTGCATTGTACTGAGTGGTAACACGGCGGTCACTATTGCAAACGCCCATTGCATCACGGTCATACATGACAGCAAGGATACCAGAAGCGACAACTTCAACAGTTCCACCAGCACCGTCAGAGATATTCACATGAATATCAGAGGTCTTAGCGAAGGAATAATCTTCACCAGAACCCTGCCAGTAAGGAACGGTTTCAGCGGCAGGAAGTTTGACATTTTCATTGTGCCAAGTATCGCTATACAGGTAGGTAGAAGCAGCCTTCTCAAAGTCGGACAGCATAACTACATGAAGCATATCGGCAGGGGTGAAACGCTCTTTCTTGCCAACATTGAACAGGGTGGACAGCTTGCCAAGACGGTCAGCATACAGACCCATAATATAAGAAGCGAAGCGGATGAAATCAGGGTCAGTGATTGCAGTCTCAGCAGTTAGGGTCTTAGTATACTTGTCATTGTACAGCTTGAGTAGGTTTACAGCCTTATTGCCAGTATGGGTAGCATAAGAACCATCGGAAACAGAGGGGAACTCAGCGTGTAGGGTTTGTGCAATCATGTTGTTCATGGTACGCATAACCAGAGAATCAATCTTGATTGTCATACTCTTATCAACGGCATTGTAAATCATGGAGACAAAACCGTTGAGCTGTGCGGCAGAGCTAAAGGATTCCTTAACCTGTCTCTCAGTAAAGCTCATAGGAACTTCAAAAGTAACCTTGCTATTGAAGAACTTAGCGGAGACTTTGGGCTTGTAGAAAACATTGGGGTCATAGGACTTACCATCCTGTAAATCCCAAGTGCTGTTTTCGGTAGCATCAGGAATATCAGCTTGAATCTTTTCAAGGACAGAGCCGAACTCCCAAGAATCCATTAGCATAGAGGGAATATTACCAGTATAGGGACGGTTTACAAAAATAACCTTGCCAATATGGTTTACTAGGCTCTTAACATAATTGTCAACATCGGTGTTGTCAAAAATCTCTTTGCCAATGTCAACAACATTGGACAAATCTTCTGCAACAATATCACCTTTACCAAGAATCTCAGTAGTGACACTGTTCATCAGGTCTTTAATCTGAACTACGGTCATATTTTCTTTACCTCTCAATCATCGTTAATAGAATGAACAGACACGGTATAAATACTATTCGTGTCCATGAATATTGTATCACATACATCTGTAAATTGCAAGTAGGAAAATTTAGCCCCAAAATTCATGTCAGAAACACGAGTATTTAGATACTGTCTTTCCTTTACAATTTCGCTGTGATTTTTGCCCTCAGAAACGGACTGATTATCAGGTGCAAAATCATCATTATTATATGGTGAAACATTGCCTGTATCAGTCATATTATTTGTACCATCTGTGGTAGTTTTGGTGTTCTCTGTAATGCTGTTGCCAGCCTTTGAAAGAGCTAATACACTAGCCTTGTAATAGTCCACCAGAGAATCCCACTTAATACTGTACTTAGTTTTGATTAACTTTGCAATGCGTTCAGAGTAATCTTTATCGGGGTCAGAATACTTTCCTGCAACAGTACGAAGTGAATAGCTATCTAAGTAAAGTGTATCAAGTTCCTCACCACTTGCTAAACCAAAGATTTTTAGCTCAGGTGCGATAGTTTGCAGAGTAGCAAAAATTTTGATATTGGAATCTGCAATAAGCATTTTATTATCTCCTTTCAACTAAGGTATCATCCCAATATGTAGCCTGTTTAGCTAACTTAGCGGAATCAGAACTAAATTTCGTTAAATCTGCACACACCTGTTTTATTTGGGAATAATCATTGGGATAGCCAGATACACCAAGAGATTCACTAGCTACATAAAGGACATATAGACTTTGAGCCATATCAACCACATTTGTTAATTTATCCGCTATAACCAGCGCAAGGTTTGCCCAGTCTACCATATCAGTTGTGTAGTCAGCTAAGATTATTTCTAATTCCTTTCTAAAATCACTGCCAGCAGTTTCAACATAGCGGGAATTATTATATAAGAATTGAAGTAATCTTTTAGAGGGTTCTATAATATCTATGGCATTTGCCATATTTGCATTATTGATTGTGGAATTAACTGTGTTTGTATATTCAGCAGTTTTAGAAAAGATTATACTTAAACTTCTTAATTCCTGTTTAACTGTTTGCAGGCTCATCTTCTTCACCCTTTTCTTGTTCGGGTTCTGCTTCTACTGCCTGTTCTGCTACTTCCTCAGTTGAAGTATCTTCTACTGTTGTAGGTGCTTCTTCTGTTTCTGTGTTAATTTCCTCAGTAGAGATTTCTTCATCTGTATTGTGAATACTCTCACCCTGATAAATACGATAGTCCCAAGAACTATTAAACTCTACTTGAATATCAGTTTCAAACATAGAGTTAATACGTTCGATTGCAGACCTACGGTTAGATAACATATCATCGACCAGAGGGTAAAGATTATCTCCATTCATTTCCACCTCGCTCTCTGATAGTCTCTCACGCTTCATATTATAGTTTGCGTTTAGACCTATTTCATTGAACATAGACCCCTTTAAGTATTGTTCTAGTTCAATCAAATCTGTAATACCAGAGTTGTTTCCCTTACTGAGGGGATTTGCCTTGAAACTCTCAAACACCTTAGAATCTGAAATAACACCTTGTTTTCCTGCTTCAATATCCACAAGAAATTTCTTTGCGCTATCAATAGTGTTATCATCACTTGCAGACATTAGAAACGCTATGCGTTCATTGATAGTAGCTAACCGCATACTAATTTCGGTTTCGTTCATTAGTGTGCAGTATTTAGCAAACATAGGAACTAAGCCAAGAGCGGCAGTATCATTCTTAATAACAACGCAGTCTTTGCCAATGTCCCAAGTAGCATTGTAATTGAGATAAGGAACGGAAACAACAGCCTGAGTAGGACGGTTATAAACATCGGTTTCACCTCCAAGCCCAGCATTAAGAGCATAAAGTTCACCGTTGATTTTACCAACAACTGCAAAGCCACTTGTTTGAAGAATCTTTTCAATCTCACTTGCAGGAATTGAATCAGGCAGATTGTGATACTTGAACATTACATTAGAACGGTCAAGCATATAAACAACATTGTTTCTAACATTTGTTGCCTTATCAAGATGATTATAAACAGCCCTGTCAATTAGTCCCAAGTAATCGAATTTTTTATCCACTTTTGCCAACTTTTTCACCTCACTTTATAAGCTGTTGAACTGCAACAGTATTGTTATCAATAGCCTTTTTCAGTTCATCAATTTCTGCTTTGTGAAGTTCAGCAGATTTATTTAGCTGATAATACATCAAAAGACACATTGCAATAGGAAAACCTACACTAGAAATAGCTTGAATAATTGCATTGGAATCCATTCCCTCACCCCTTTAGCATAACTGTAAGTAGTTGTGAATTGCATCCCCGACTTCATTATTCTGATAGAAAACTCTATCAGTTTGAAAGAACCATAAGATTCTCTTTTGAATAGGTGTAATCGGTTTCTTTATACTTCTATTGTAATTCATTTCGTGATGAAAGTCAAGAGTATAAATTAAGTCGTTTTTTTCGTCCTGAATTGGTGTTGTTTTTTCGTGAATAAATGTGAACATTTCTCCATCAATTTCTACTATCTCACATTGAAACAATCTATCATTAAAATCAATGAAGTAAATAAAGGCAATATCTTTAGGCTTATATTTAACAGGGCAATGAGGGTACATATCCAGTTCCCAAGCACCGCCTGTAATCATGTGCAGTTTGGGGTTATTGAATGCAAAGTAGAAGTTATTTTCTTTTGTTTTCTCCATGCTTGCACAATATTCAACTGCAACTTGCAACTTACTGTCACCGTATGTGTAAACATCAATAGTTCCCTGTTGCATTTGTAGAACGTGGGTCAATCCCATTTCTGCAAAGTAAGGGCAATATTTATTAACTGTGTTGCCCAGCATAAAAATCTTTACGTTTGTACGATGACGGACAATAGTAGAAACTGTGTTCATAAAGAACACAAATTCATCTTGCAGATAAACGTATTTAGTTAGAAATTCATCGAACATAATAGTTGTAATATTAGGGTAACTAATAGATTTATTGTGTTCGGTTTCAGAAAGTGCAAAGCAATAGCCAATGCAATCAGTGTCCATACAGTACAGGGCTTTTCCGTTTTCGTCATAATTGCAAGCGTAAAATTTCCCTGCAAAGTAAGTTACACCAGAATATTTTCCCTTAGAAATATTAAACATTTCATTGTTTGCATTTAGAGCAGAGAAAATATCACTAGCTCTTCTACCTGTAATATCCTCTTTCCAACGTCTAACAATGGCTAGTTGTCCATGATTATTACACCATTGTTCAAGCCCATACTTCAAAACAGAATATGTTTTGCCGTTAGAGCGTTCACCAAAGATAACATTATAGGCACAATTCTTTTTAAGAATTGCACTCAAAGAATAGAACTTGTTTTCAGAATCTTTCTTCTTCATTATTAAAGTCTCCCTTCATTCTTAGCAACTTGATACCCATAACTCAAACCAGTTTCCTTAGTTTGTTCTACTATATCTTCAATAGACTTAACGCCTAGATTTAACCGCCGTTCTTCTGCTCTCATAATAGCAAGGTATTCAGCGGCATCTTTGAAACTGCCTGTCTTGCTCTTTACTAGGTCAATATCTGCTCTGCATTCAGGGCAATACTTAGCACGACCTTTTGCAACTTCTACTCTACGACCACAAATAGCACAACGAATAACCATATAATATTCACCTTTCTTTTATCCACCAAACCCACCCAGCGCACACGCCTTAATTATTCCTTACCTCTACCAACGAACAAATAACCATCCCTCAACATACACAAGAACTTGTTGTACTGCCTAGAAATACTTAGAGTGAAATCACATTCAGACAGGTGGACAGAGGACGGACTATAAACCGTTTCTGTGTGTCCCTGATAGTCTGTAATAGTTTCAGTCATTTCAGTATCAATATAAGTGTGTGTATTCTTGCCTGTGTATTCAGGTGGAATATAAAGATTGTCGTTGAACATTTCAAAAACTTTGTCAATGTTATTATTGCAAGCCTTTAGCATATATTCAACACCGTTACTTTTGCTCAGTCCTGCAATAGTAATGTGTAATTTTTCATCTTGTTCATAAATATATCTTTTAGCACCAAGGGTTTTGAATTTGCTATAAACGCCCTCAAAATCCCAAACGCCTATTAGTTTTTCTTTTCCTTTAATTGTTTTTGGTTTACACATTGAGAAATCAATCTGTCTAAACTGGCACATCTTTCTAAGTTTTTCTTCAATCTGTTTGTTATACCAGTTTACAAAATCTGTATGTTTTTCATAATTTAGAAACTTGATAGAATCGGTATCACTATAAATGTAATCATCTGCAATGTTTAGAATGCCTGTCCACAAGTTCCGTCTTGCCCATGCCGTTACCCATACACCCCAAGCATAATAAAGAAATCTGTTTTTGCTCTTGTTGTATTTTTCAATTTGTTCGGCTGTTGTTTCTTCTGTAATAGGGGACTTCTCCCAGTCACCATTGTAAATATTTTCTGCTCTAACAATATCGGTTACGCACATACCATAAACAGAGTTAAGCATACCTTTAGAAAGTAGATATTCTACTTCTGAACCCTCAACACCCTTTAGAGTAGTCTTGTTTTTGTACAGTTCCAAGATAGCTTGAAGAATCGGCTTTGGTAGATACTGCATATAGAATTTATAGCAGTTTGTTACAGCTACTTTATCAATATCATAACAGGCTTTAATAATTCTGAAATCAATATCTGTTATAGTGGTGGTTAGTTCGTCTGCCTGAAAGATACGCCCATTGTTTGCTATAACACCCTTAGTATCAAAGCACTTGCTATCTGATAGATAGCTCTCAAAAGAATTTTTTGCATGAACTCCAATTAGTTTACAATCAAACATCAAGCCAACATCTGAATTATTTAGTAACTCTTTGAAGCTCTCTTTCTGTAAGTCTACTTTAATCGGCTTGCTCATTGGGTATTTTTCGGATAGCATAACAGCGGGATAAGAAGATGTAAAGTCAATACTTGCAACATTTTCAAGAGTTTCGCCGCTCCACTTCATAGAAGCGTGGGTGAATCCACCCATAAAGCAACGCTTTAACATTGTGTATTCATCAGAAGATAGAGAACATTCTTTCATTAGGTCTGTGTATCTCTGATTCTTACCCACGCTATCTTTTTTGTGTGAAGTGTTAGAATGTAAACATTTATTCTTTACAAACTGCCTTACTCTGCCTGTATTTGTTAGAGGAATTTTTGTAATATTGCCGTATTGTGTAATTTGTTCTTCAATGTAATCTATTACAATCTCAACGTCATTGTTGCAATAACCTAGCTCTTTTTCACTTAGTTCTGTTTGTGAATTGCGGATTAACTTATAATCCAAGTCACCCACCATTTTTTCAATCTTGTGTGATACTAGATTCTCTGCCAATTTAGCAAGAGAATAACCACTCAAAATATAACTGTCTCTGAACTCAATACCATTGATTGTTACAGCCTTGATAGGTTTTCTTTCATCTACTGCAAATACTTTATCCCACTTAAAGAACTTTCTCATAAACTGAAATTCATAAGAAAGATTATGCACATAAATGATAAGACGATTTTCCAAGCTAAGATTATAAGTTTCAATCAGTTTGTCACATAGCTTTAAGAAACTGTCCCAAGTTCTGCCATAGCAAATGTATTGCGGAGCCTTAATGCCGAAAGTCCACTCATACATAAAGGCAAACTTATTTGAAGATACTTCTGTTGAACTTGTCTCAATATCAAAAGAGCAGGGTACATTATAATATTTAACAGTTTTCTTGTTCTTTGAATCGTATGCTGTAACGGTTTCTAATTCCATATTAAATTTGAAATCTTCAACCTTTACCATTCTTACCTCTTATAAATTAAATGTCGATGAAATCCCACTTACTGCCAGCTAGAGAAAAGCCCTCTTGTCCGTTCTCTACTGGCTGAACATCTTCCATGTATTTGAGGAATTTATCTAACTGTTCCTCTGAACTAACTGCATCTGCTAAATCTGCATCGGTATCAAGAATATATTGGTTAATGTCTTTCCAAATCTTTTGATAATCAAGAGCCTGTGCAGTTTGATTGATACTAATGTTGTATTCTTTGATAAGGTCTGCCAGCCTAAAGAACTGTTCAGACTTTGCTTTCAAATCTTCAAGCCCATTGTACTGAATCCCTGTGTTTTCAGCCATTTCTTTTAGAAACTGATTTGCCTGTTTAACGGTTGAAGTTCTGTCATCTAGGAAGTTCTTCAAACGCCAATACTCAGCCTGTGTTTCCTGATAAGATTTACCCTTAACAGAGAAACGAATAGAGCCGCCTTGCTCCCAAGCCTTATAAGCTGGCAACATAGTCAGATTGTTTTTCTCCAAGCGGGCAATACGTTTGTTTGCCATTGAAGCCATACGAGAAACTTCCTTTCTCAGCTCCTTGTACTTGTCGCTTGCTACTTTTACAGCCATTGCGCTACTCCTTTCAGAAATTCCATCTTTTCGGTTTCTGTCTCGCACATATCATAATAAGCGGACAGGTGGTTAATGTTGTTTGCCGTTCCGTTTTCAAACGCCCAAAGGGTACGGTCTTTGATACCAGATACACGGCTCAAATCTGCAATAGTGGTTCTCAATTTGTAAACTCTAAAATCCTTGCAGAAACTAGCAATATTTTTATAACTATTTACCATAGTAATCCTCTCCCTAAAAATTGGGTGGAACAGCCCATGCTAAACTGTCCACCCTTATACTTAAACGTGAAGTTTATACTTCAACGTCAAGCCAAGTGATAGAATAATATTCCTTTCCGTCCTTATCATAAGGATAGATGCTAAAGCCCAGAGTGTCATTGTTTACTGCTTCAACAACTTCCGGGTCAACACGCATCATCTCGACCGTGTTAGTCAGGTGCTTTGGCAGATTCACACGGTAGCACTTACCATCTGTGATAATGACAGCAACAGGAGAAGCACCGTAGCGGCTCTTATTGTTGATATACAGAACCTTTACCAGATAAGGTGCGCTGTTTCCGTGCTGGCTATGAAGTTCTGCCAGAGAAATGAAATCAGCATCATCAGGAATAACGAAGTTGAACTTTGCGCCGTGATTGTACTTGTTTGCGATACCCATAATAAAACTCTCTTTCTGTGGCTTATGTACGCCACCTATATAAATATGTATATACCAAAACCCCTTTTTGGAGTTTCTATTAGAATTGTATCATACTTTTTTCCTATTGTCAATAGATTTTTTATGAATTGTTTATGAACTTTTTATTAACAATAAAGTTCTTGACTTTTCACTTTCAAGGTGGTACAATAATCATAGGGGATAAGAACCCCTAAAATCAATCTGTTAAATGAAAGGAAAACAATACCATGCTAAACATTAAAATGCCCATTTCCCACGTCACCGCCTTTATCAAGTATAAAGATGATACCTCTGCTGTCCGAACTTGCTATCTTGTTGGCAAGTTTACCAGTCCTGAAATTAAGGACAAAGTTAATAAGGCTTTCAACCTGTCCGGCGATAAAGTAAAGAAAGTTATGGTCATGGATGTTGTAAAAGATGCAATCACCTGTGAAGTAACCGATTGTAGCACCGACATTGAAACCCTTGCTTATAATGTCATTTCCCCCAACGAAGAAGAGCCTGTGCTGTTCTAAGTTGTCCCATATATTATTCACCTTTTTCTTACCTCTGACCGCTCTGAAATATGGGCGGTCTTTTTGTTTACAAAAAGTTAATAATTTTTTCATAGTTTATCTATTGACATTAGTTTTATTCTGTGGTAAAATTCTTATAGAACCTCAGATAGAGGTTCACAACACTAATTTAATTTACTAACGAGGTAAGAGTTATGATGAATAAGTATGAAGAAATCGCTAACAACATTATTTTTGGCACTGACAACGAAATTATTGATACCTGTCTAACCAAGTATCTAACCCGTGTCGGTACAGAAATGAAAACCCAATGCCCTGCTATTGAGAGTGTATGCGTAATGCTTCTTGATTGGTGGCATCAATTCGACAAAAACACATTCCTGAATCTTCTGAATCTTTACTATAAAGAATATCAGAAAACTTACACCCTTGCAAAACGTGAAAACAATACAGATATGATTGACTTTGCATTGTGGGTCATGGCAATTTGTGAACGTGTATATTGCATCTGCTAATTTAATGGTGCGTTAAAGGTGCATGAACGGTGCGTGAATATTTTTCATGTGCCGTTCTTTTATATTTCATCTGTTCATAGTTTGTTCATAGTCATACTTTATGGTTAGTTAGACTAAACTAACTTTAACACTTTAGCAGGGTAAAGCATCAGGGGGGCAGGGGGGGTAAGTTTT